TGCACGCGGTCACCACGCTCTTCTTTCGACCATGCCCCGGCTCACCCTCTCGGATCCTCCGAGGCTTGTTGCAGGCAGTGCGATCCTTCTGCGTCTTCCGCGCGCTCGCCTTCATCGCCTTCTTCTTCTTGTCGTAGTCGGACATCTGGGTCGCCTACTGCGGGGGGCTGCCGCCCTGTTGGGCGGCGAGCTGTTGGACCTGCGCCTTGACCTCGGGGGGCATCTCGGCGGCCTCCCCTTGCATGGTCGCCTGTGCTTCGGAGTCCGTGGGGGTCTCCTTGACGGCAGCACCGCCCAGCGACTTCTGCTGCTCGGCTTGCGCCTGAGCCTGAGCGGCCTGTGCCTGCTCGGCGCGGGCCTTCTCCTCGGGGATGATGATGTCCGAGGGCAGACCGAGACCCTTGACCAGCTCCTCGAAGAGCCGGTAGATGTCGATGTTCGGGGCCTGCGCGAGCAGCGGGACCATCGCCTGCAGGGTCTCGAGGAGCACGGCGGGGTTCTTGCGGATGGGGTTGTAGGACACCATCTCGAAGTCCATCTCGAGCTCACGCAGGGTCTGCAGCGGCAGATGGGTGAACATCTCCGCGCCTGCGATGCGGACCATGCGGGACCGCTTCATGTACCGCTGCATCAAGTAGAACATCTTCGAGCCGACGTCCTCGATGGCGGTGTTCAGGTGCCCCTCGCGGGTCGCCAGGCGGTTCCGCATCTGCGAGTTGATGATGCTCATCTCGGTCGCGGTCTTGGCGCCGGCCACCTGGCCGCGAGCGGCCTCGGCCAGGGCGGACACGAAGCCCGCGTCGTTCTCGAGCCGCTGGATGAACTGGATGACGGCGGCGGGCACGTCGGGCGTCGGCATCTGGTAGAACAGCGCGGCGAAGTTCCGCATCTCGTCTACACCGTCGGCCTCGACGGGGACCAGCGAGCCCACGATGGCGTCCATCGCCTTGTCGAGCTCGTGGCTGTCGATCTTCCCGGCATCGTACAAGATCTTGGGCACCTGCAGATAGACGATGCGCTTCCAGAGGGTCAGGAGCTGGTTGATGTTCGTCTGCTGGTCGAGGACCAGCTGGACCTCAGACAGACCGGTACAGTCCACTCCGCTGTGGTTCAGCGAGAACATGCTGAACGGGATGTAGTCGAGCGTTCCCTTGAAGAGAACGGTGTCGGTGTCCTTGTGGTAGTGGATGACCGTGCCCGACTCGCAGTCGTAGTACTCGTAGACCATGACGCGCTTGTCGATGGACGAGAACTGCTTCAACGACTGCTTCTGCACGTTGTCGAGCATCCAGTCGGGCGAGGTCTCGGGCTTGATCTCATCCTTGCCCTCGCCCAGCTTGTAGCGACCGCTCTTGACCTTCTGTGCGAACACGGAGGGGGTCAGAGGGCAGGCCTGCGCCCAGTACCGGATGTCGTCTGGGTCACGCGCGGTCAGGTCGAAGAAGACCGTCGCGGGGTTCGGGTTGCTCACGACCGGCTGGTCGAGCTTCGAGTTCCACGAGGTCTTGAAGACCCCGCGCTTGCAGAGCGTGGAGTCCATCAAGGCGAGCCCCGACCGCCGCCGCATCTTGACGGTGTCGAAGGCCCAGCCCATCAGGCCCGTGGTCGCACCCCGGAACTCCGCGCTCTGCGGGGTCCGAGGCATCGCCGCCACGCGCGGGTTCGGCCCCAAGAGGCTCGATGTCGCGGTGTCGGCGATGGCGAAGATCAAGTTCTTCTGCGCGTACATCTTCGCGAGACGGTGGTCAAGACCGGCGCCCTTCGACACCGAGGCGTCCCAGAAGTCGCCTCGGTAGTATGCGCGAGCCCGGTCCATGTCGTCCTTCTCGTTCTCACGATAGTACGACAGGTGGTGCTCGATGAGGTCAGCCAGCTTGGCCATGGATCAGCTCAGGGGGAGAGGGGGGTGTGCGTTCAGCTGCGGTTGCGAATCCGCTCTGTGTACGCACGGTACACGTCCTCGAGGGCACGCCTCCCTTCGGGGTAGGGTAAGGTCTGGATGTAGTTGTTGCGGTCGATCGCTACCATCAGCGCATCCTTGGTGTCGGGACCGAACATCCCGTCGACTGTGAGCCCCTCTCGACGCTGGAACGCTTCCACAGCGCGCTTCGTCTGAGCCCCGAAGATGCCCCCCTGCTCGTCTGCCGAGATGCCTCCCGTCAAGGCGCCGAGCGCCTGGAGGTCCTTTTGAAGCTGAGCAACATCAGAACCTACGGCTCCCATCGCGAGTAGCCCCGGCTGTCCCTTCTTCGCCGTAGGCTTCTTCTCCGCAGGCGTCTCAACCTCGACCTCCCGATCTTGGAAGGTGAGGTCGTCAGCCAGGATGTCTCGGTCTGCTGTCTCCGCCGCCCTGTCGGATGCGATCTTCTTCGCCTTGATGTGACTCAAGGCACGGTCGGTGGTCTCGGCTGCCTTCGCTCGGGCCGCGTAGTCATGGGAGGAGGGCTTGTCTCCGCCCCCGTAATGTGCACTGAGGCGGCGACCCGCGTCGGATACGCTGACACCCGGAATCGGGTTCAGTTCTTCTGCGAGTGCTTCCGTACCCGTACCCACCGCGCCGAGGTCTCCCTTCTGCGCCGATGCCCCGATGTCGGAGAGGATGTCTCCGATGACGGCAGCGCTCAGAACGGTGCCCGCCGGTCCGAGGAACTTCTTGAAGGTCTTGGCGGCGGGGGATGACATCACGGCGGAGAGCGCCGCCTTGGGGTCCAGCTTGCGAGCGTCTCGAGCGAGCTTCTCGAGGGTACCCGTCACATCGTCGAACTCGACCTTGCTGAGAGCGGCCAGTTCCCTGTCGAGGTTGTGACGAGCGGCGGCGTCCGCCACCTTCTTTCTCAGCTCCGACCGAGACGGCATCGGGTCGGTGCGGTCGTTGGTGGTGTACTCCAAGTCGGGACGGGAGGGCCCGAGGTCGGCGGCGGCGTGACCAGAGACGCCGCGCGCGGTCCGGTCGTTGGTGGTGCGACCGTCGGCGGTACGGGTGTCCTCCAAGTCGGGACGGTCGGGCCCGAGGTCGGCGGCGGCGCGACCAGAGACGCCGCGCGCGGTCCGACCCCCGGCAGTGACGTCTGGGACGGCGGTTGCACCACGAGCAGTGGGCATGGACTGGGTCTTCTCGACCTCAACCGTCGTCTCCAAGGGGAGGGTGGTTTCGATCCTCGGGTTCGTCACCCCGTCATCCATGAAGCCGTAGGGGGAGGTGGTCTCGGCGCCGCCGCGGCGAAGCACGTTGCGTTGATCCACCATCTCGGCGGTCGGCTGCTTCGCACGGGTCTGTGCCTGGATAGACGCCAGGTCCGCCCTGTCACCACGGCGTCCGCCGCGAATGTCACTATCCGTGGCCTCGACGGGACCGGCGGCCGGCGTCCTCGCGCCTTGGTCGCGGTTCGCGCCCACCCGACCTTGGTCGGTGAGCTCGTTCTCCGCAGGAGTGATCCAGTCCTCCAGCCCCAACGCCTTGGCCGCCTCGTTCGCCTCCTCACGGGTGCGAACCGCCGCCTGCGTAGCCTTCGTCCAGAGGTCGTCAAAGGTCTGTTGGTAGTTCATGTCAGGAGTCCTTCGAGTCGGGGGCGGGGTCAGCCTTGTCGTCGCGCTTCTTCTTCTCGGCTTCGAGGTAGTCGCGCTTGGACTGGTTGTAGTCGCGGATGGGGGTCTTTTTCACTGCTCACCTCAACTTGGGGACGGAGAAGGCCGACTCCTGCCGCTTGCGGCGGATACTACCACGTTCGTCTGCGATCAGCCGGTAGGGGATGGTCCCAGGCGGAAGGTCTTCCATCTCGACCATCTGGTCTTGTTCCCGCTGACGACGCGTGGCTCGCCGGTCGATGATGCGCTTGGCCTTGATGAGGATGTCGGCCGCCATCACGTAGGTGCGGGCGCGGTCGAAGTGGTGCCCTTCGCCGTCGGCACCTTGGACGCGGCGGGAGAAGTCCCCGTCGTAGCGGAGCAGCTGCTGCAGGCCGGCGCGGGAGCGGATGATCAAGTCGTCCTCTCGGAGCATCCTGACCAGCGCGAACTCTGCCTGAGCGACGCGCTTCGCGGTGGCGTACCAACCAGGCTGCCGCTTGGAGTACGTGATCTTCACTCCAAGCTCGCGCAACGCGGTGATGCAGCCCGCGTGGTTGGACTCGACGATGGCGCGGGCGCCGTTGTAGCGCTGGCAGACCAGCTGGATGCGTACGGCGAAGCGGTCAGGGGCCTCCCGGCCGGACCAGACCGCGACCTCCTCCAGAGTGTCCACGTCGAACACGGTCAGTGCGGCAGGGTCACCCACCGCGCCGAAGCCGGTCGGGTCGGCGAAGACCTCGTAGCGATGCCCCTCGATCGGGGAGATGAACTCTCCGCAACCGTGCGAGCCCTCAGGAGGGTCGTCTTGCGCGGTCTCGAGGAGGTGCCGCAGCACCTCCTCGGGCATCATCGGGCGCTGACTCCCGATCCAACCGTCGTACGGGTCGGAGGGGTACTTCGCGCTGAACAGGCGGTTGTCGCCGACGAACTCAGACCGCAGGCGGGTCCGCATGAAGTAGAGGTTCTCCATGGTCATGCCGGGGTGGTTGCCCAGGTACTCGAGCTCCTCCTCTGAAGGGTCAAAGCCCTTGGGGACAGGGAGGCGGCACGTGTCGTCCAACCACCACTCGAGGAAGAGGGGGTAGAACTGCCCCTCGCGCCGCAGCGCCTCGTGCCACATCCGCTCGTGGAAGGAACCTGCGCGACCCGGCGTGCTCTCGATGACCAGCTTCGCGTTCGGCCGCTTGTTGATGCCGGGGAACAGGTTGATGATGGCTTTCTGCTGGTGCAGCGCCTCACCGAGCTCCGTGATGTGCAGCCGGTCGATGGAGTGACCAACAGCGGGCGCCCGCCCCTCCAGCGACTTGATGATGATGTTCCCTCCGTGGACGAACTCGAGCTCCTTCTTGGAGCCCTTCGACCCCGCCGCGAGCGGCATCCTGATGGGCTCGGGGAGGTTCTCGTAGGCGAAACGGAGCCGCTTGAACGCCATCTCGGCGGTCGCGTTGGTGTCGGCGATGAGCATGCCTGCGATGCCCTGCAGGTACATGCAGTCCCTGAGCAACAAGTGCATCAGGGTCACCGTCGTCATCTTCGCCTGACGGTACTTGGTGATGAAGGTCCACTTGTTCGCTTCGACGGCGCGGATGGCGCGGACCTGAGCGGGGGTCGGGTTCAGATACCCCGTGGTCTCGTTCTCACGGACGATCTTGCACATGGAGACGAAGGCTTCGGGGACGCTGAACATCTGCCGGATGGCGCCGCCGTCCATACCCGGAGCGATGACGATCTGAGCACCGGCTCTCTTCATGTGTTCGCTCCGTGTGACAACCTGTCAAAGTTGTGTCAAGGGGTGCCGTGCTCCGCCCGCCAGGCTTCGGCGCGGCGCTCGTACACCGTAACCGCGAAGTTCAACAGCTCCCGCATGACCTCGGACCGGTCCACCCCGTCAGGGTTCTCCGCCCTCGAGAGACACTCTGCTCCGATGTAGTCGCGTAGGGCATCCACCCGTCGGGTGGTCCCGGCGTCGTACCGGACTGGGATGTACTCCTTGCGTCGCCGTCCCATGAGGGCTCCTTGGTCGTGTGACACGGGTAACACAACGGGGAGGAACCCGCCATACCCCTGATATGCTCGGGGCACCAACCAAGGAGGAGCCCGTGGCTCTCATTCAGCAGCGCGAAGTCTACCCCGCAGCCGTCACCCCCTGGGCCTCGGCCATGGAGGGTGTTGCCACGGCAGCTGTCGCCCAGTACGACATCGTCGTCGCTGACGGCGTGTCCGGTGTCCTCCCGAAGGTCAGTCCGGCCGATGCCGACGGCACCGGGCCCGGCCCCCTCTTCGTCGCCGCTGGCCGCGCCACCGCCGCCAACGACAAGCTCGTCCTGCTGCCCTGGGTCATCCTCTCCGATGTCGACACCAGCGCGGCGTCCTCTGTGGGCGACCCCGTCTACCTGAGCACGACCGCTGGCGGCTGGACCGCCACCAAGCCGTCGGGCGCGGACGACTCCAACATCGTCGTGGGCTACGTTATGTCCATCAGCGCCACCGTGGGCGTGGTGCGACTCGAGCCGGGTGCCTCGCAGCTCAAGATGCTGACCCGCACCGTGACCGTGACGGTCAACGACGGCGGCACCACGGGAACGCACGAGCTCGGGGCGGGCTACGCCAACGCCAAGGTGCTCGCCACCATCAACGAGGCCACCACAGACGCCACCGCAGCCGTGGCGAGCGCTGTCGTCAACGGGGATGGGCAGCTGACCATCACCCTCACCGTAGACCCCGGTGCGTCGAACGCCGACGTGTTCTGCATGGTCTTCAGTCCCCTGTACTGAAGTTGATAGCGGCAGCGATGCCCCACCCGGTGAGTTGCTCCACTGAGGGGCACGTTGACCGCTGCCCTCGCTTCGGGAAGTTGCTCCTCGGGGCGGGGGCTCTTCTTTTCCTTGACACGTCTCACGTACTCTTGGTATATCGCTGGTAGCGCACCCTTGGTTGAGCGAGCGGGTAGCCTTCGGGTCCGACGAGCAGGAGAGGGCAGGCCAGACGAGAGACAACTTTCTTCCACCTGCATCTATTGGAGGCCACCATGGCCATCTCTACCGAGGTCCTGAACACGACCTTCCGCCAGCTGAAGGGTCCGCTGATCGACACCTTCATGCGTCGCACCGTCCTGCTGGACACCCTCTTCAAGGCCGGTCGGGTCCGTCAGTCCATGGACGGCGGCTCCTACATCGAGCGCGCCCTCATGACGGGTTCGCCCGCCACCGGTCGCGGCATCTACAACGGCACCGAGCTGCTGAACGCCACCCGCACCAAGCGGACCGAGCAGCTGCAGGTCGAGCCGCATCGCCTGGCCGCCGCCATCGCCATCCCGAACCGCGAGCTCGCTCAGAACAACGGCCCCCTCGCCGTGATGAAGCTGATCGAGAAGTACCCCGAAGCGTTCATGAACAGCTTCAACCGGGTCCTCGAGGCGTACGTGCTGTCGGGCGCCGCGCCCGCCGGCAACCACGCCTTCTCGTCCTCCTCGATGTACGGCATCTGCCCGCTGAACGGCGCCTTCACGAGCGGCACGCTCACCGGCACCACCAACGGCATGCTCGACTTCGAGAGCAAGGCCACGCAGAACACCAACGGCGAGGCGGTCTTCACCCTGGCGAAGAACGCTGACAAGTTCTGGTACAACCAGTACGAGTCGGTGTCCAGCTGGACCTCGGACGGCGAGGACAAGCTCAGCAAGGTCATCCGGCGCTGCGGTCACTTCGCCATGGAGGGCTCGCCCGAGCTCGGCTTCCTCGACCCCGACACCATGGTCAACCTCGAGCGGTCCAAGCGCGACCACGTGCGCGTCAGCCTCGTGGACGACAAGACCGAGAAGTCCGACCTGCACACGATCGTCCACAACGGCGTCACCTTCCACGAGTCCCTCGACCTCGACCGCACCCTCTCGGTGTTCTCGGGCCAGGCTCTCGCCGACGGTGGTGGCTACATCCTCAACCCGGCGTACTTCGAGTTCTCGACCATCGAGGACGCGGAGCTCACCGACTTCGAGGACCGCATCGCCACCCAGGACGTCGTCGTCGCGAAGTTTGGCTTCATCTGCACCAACCTCGTCGCGCAGGGCTGCATCAGCGGCACCGCGCTCTGATAGGAGAACACCATGCCTTCCATTCAGGCAATCGCCAACGCCCTCAGCGACACCTTCACCGATGACCGGTACGGGGTCGGCACCACCTACCTCCAGACCGATGCGGAGGTCGCAAGCCTCGGCTCCGGTGTGGACGCCACCCTCACTTGGTCGCTCCTCAAAGGTGAGCGGGAGTGGATCTTCGTCAAGGCTGCCGAGGCGATCCTCGCCGGGCAGCTGTGTGAGACCGACGCCGCCGACCCCTTCTTCGCCGAACCCTGCGACGGTGACTCGGTCGACCCGATGCTTCTGCTCGGTGTCGCCGACCACGCCATCGACGCCGGCTCGTACGGCTGGCTCGTTCGGCGCGGCACCTGCGTGGTGCTCGCCGAGGGCACGCTGACCGCCAACGTCGCTGTGGACTCCGACGGCGCGGGGGCGGGAGAGGGCTACGTGGAGGCCACTGCCGGCGCAGGCTCGTCGATCGGTCGGACCCTCGAAGCGGAGGGCGCAACGCTCGCGACCTACGCCCAGGTCTACATCAGCATCCCCTGACCGCCTGCGGGTCTTCAACGCCCTCGTCAGCCTCGGCTGGCGGGGGCGTTCGCGTGATACACTGGCGACAAGCCAAACAACGAGGGTCTGATGGACACCACGCTGAAAGCCGCTCGCGAGTACCTGTTCAACGATCGCGCGTGGATGACGACGGGGAAGAAGCTCGACAGTCGGGCGAACACCTGCCTGCTGCGTGCGCTGCGCGAGTTGTCGGGGGAGGCCCCCGAGGCCTTGATGCCCGAGGACACGCACGTCCATGTCTACGCGACGGTGACGGGGGCAGACCAGAGCGCGACCATCTCAAAGACGGCGGACCTGAAGGTCTTGCAGTTCAACCTGTCGGGGTCGTGGGTGCCTACGATCGACCGCACGTGGGACGGGGTCATGCACCTCGAGATCACGGACCCGAAAGGTCGGAAGCGGCGTCGGCAGTCTCGCGAGTGGTGGTACGACTCGACCGCTGAGCTCTACTACGTGAGCATCGACCCCCCGTGGTTCGACACGGGGGCGGCGACGATGGCGTTCAAGATCTACCAGCCCGAGTTCTTCCTGCCCGGCAACACGACCCAGGTGCTCACGCCGCTGCGCGTGTTCGACGACAGCGAGCAGCTGGTGGGTCAGATCAGCGGAGGCACCGCGCGACGGGAGTCGCTGCCCAGCTACGACCAGTCCGTGCGGGGTCCGCCCACGGACTTCTGGCGGGGACGGTTCTTCCAGATGCCCACGCCGTCCGAGGCGCCGATCATCACCAGCGTCATCGAGAACAACGTCGACGGGGTCATCACCTACCTGCCGTGGTTGGGACCGGTGCAGGAGGGGAAGTTCGAGTTCTGCTACACGTGGGCGTGGGGCCGTCTCGAGCAGGAGTGGGGTCAGAGCGTGGGCAACTTCGCGGACCCTGTGTGGGAGAGCGCCCCCAGCCCTCCGAGCGACCCGTTCGATCATGCGGTCGAGAACGACGACCTTAAGGATGACGCAGGGACGGTGTACACGGGCGGTCGTGCCATCAACATCCAGTGCGCCAACCTCGAGGAGATGCTCGACTTCATGGGCGACCCTCTCGGGGTCAGGGTCGGGGCCTCGTACCCGCCCGCAGACGTCCCCCTCCGGTTCGGTCGGAGCGGGGTCAGGCTCCGCATCTACGTGCGGCGCCTCGCGACGTACGACACGCACGGACCCCCTGCAGCGGCGACCTCGCCCACCATCGTCCGGCAGCCGTACCGGATGAACCGGGTCGATGCGGACGAGAAGTTCTACCTGCTCGGGGAGATCAACCCTCTGGACCAGGACAAGGTCTTGGAGGATGCGACCGTCATGGGCATCCCCAAGTACGAGGTCAGCAGCTACACGTGGCAGGGTGCGCCCATCAACGAGACGGCGGAGAACAACCTGCCGCCGGACACGTCCCGCCAGCTGCGGAAGGTCACGGGCTACTACGCCTACCACCTCTGGCCGTTGCCCGACAAGGACTACGACCTCGACATCGCGGTGCTTCGGCAGCCCAAGGAGCTGGTCAACGACAACGACCAGCTGCCCATCAAGCAGGAGGCCTTCGCCGCCTTCCTTGAGCTCGCGCTCGCCTACATGAGTCGCCTGGACGGCGTGGACCAGAACGCGGAGATCAAGCATCGGAGCATCTACGCTCGCCTGGTGCGGCGGTTCAAGTCGCAGCACGGCGACAACAACGGCATCGTCGAGAACAAGCCGTGGGGGGTCAGCAGTCGCTACCTCCGCATCGACACGTACCAAGAGGGTTAGCGCGTGATACGCTCGCCCCACACCCTGGAGCAACCATGGACCACTCTGCCTTTCTCGCTGCCCCCTCTGTGGGGTCCATCTTCTGCCGTGATGACGGCAAGCTCGGTCGTCACGAGGTGGCGGTCGTAGCCGTCAACGTGCGGATGGACGACTGGGTCGCCCACGTCTTCTCGGACGAGGGCATCCTCGAGTTGTCGAAGGCCGACTTCCTCAACCCTCGGAACCATGAGCAGTGGCGCCCGAAGGCGTGGCGGTGGGATCCCAACCGCTTCTGCTTCTGCCCGCCGACGGTGGAGTGGGACCTCGAGAAGGAGCAGTGGGTCGACTGCGAGGCCTCCGAGGAGGAGAAGGAGGAGACCCTGCCGCCGGCCAGCGCGCTCCCCAAGCCGGCCGATGGTGAGCACCACGCGCGGTGGCGGTCCCGCTGCCGGCGCAAGTTCCCGGCGCTGAACAGCGACGAGGGCGCCCTCATGCTGGGCGAGTACTGGAACGAGTTCAAGAGCCAGGGGTGATGCGTGCCTGACCGGAGACAACGAGCGCTATCGCAGGTCCGCATCGAAAGCGGTGAGGCCCAGCTTCAGTACGCTCCGACGTCTCTGGCCAGACGGGTCAGCAACTTCGAGAGGACTCCCGAGGGCACGCTCCGCGCGATTCGCGGGGTGTGTCCCTACGAGCCCTACCGGAGCTCGAGTCAGTACCGAAGCTCGGGGGGCATCCCTCCGGGGCACGAGCGCTTCGTCACTCCGGTCGCACCGGAGACGCCGGCCACCATCTACGGCATCTTCCACGCGGGGCTACTCGGCGGGAAGGCGCCGACGCTGGTGGTGCGGGCGGGGACGAAGCTCTACCGGCACGCGGGCTGGTACCGCTGCTGGGAGGTCATCTACGAGGGTCTGACCGACGAAGGGCGCGCGGGCTACCCCGACATCTTCGCAGTGGTCAACAACACCATCGTGTGGACCAACGGTATCGACACACCGCTCGTCATCGCGCACGACGGGATGGTCACGCCGCTGGGCTTCACGACCACGCCCGGTCAACTGGAAGCGGCGGGCCCGCAGCAGCCTGTGGATCGACAGAACAGCTACGCCAACAGCGGCGGCTACTCGTGGCCGGGCCGAGTGGGGTCAGTCGGCGATGTCATCGACACCCATGAGGGAGCGGTGCTCGCGGGTCGGTGGCAGTACGCCCGAGCGTGGGAAGACGTTCACGGCAACATCTCCGCGCTCTCGCCTCTGAGCGCCGAGGTCGCCCTCTCCGGGCAACGGTGCGACTCGGTGGTGGAGCAGCACACGGGAGTTGACTATGTCGACCTGTCCACCAAGCTCGACGACTTGCCACGTCAGTTCGTGGTCAAGGCGACGGGGTCAGCACCCGAGCACGCGGTGGCCACGCGGCTCTACCGCACGCCGGACCTCAACCGGTTCCCCGGTGAGCCGAGACTGCTCGAGCGCATCGAAGGCACCGCGCCCTTCGTCTACGCCGACAACGTGCCGGACAGCCGCCTGGGCGAGCCCGCCAAGAGCTACATGCGGGTGCCCCGCTTCGAGGTGATGACGTCGCACGCAGGGGCGTTGGTCGTCGCGGATGGTGCGAGAGTCATCCGCAGCGAGGTCGGGTTCCCCGGCACGCTGCTCAAGGACACGATGGTCACCCCCGACCCTGACGGGGCGAGGATCACCGGGCTGGTGAGCCACGCAGGGAAGCTCCTGGCGTTCACTGAGCGCTCTGTGTGCGACATCACGGACCCACGGGTGCCTCCGGTCGTCATGGCGCGAGGAACGGGCTGTGTGGCCCCTCGCTCGGTGCAAGGCATGCCCGACGGGCGCCTGGTCTGGTTGAGCCGTGACGGTTTCTACGGCTGGGTGCCGGGGGGCGCGGTCGAGAAGATCAGCGACGCCATCCACCGGCTGACGAAGACGCAGCTGGCGAAGGGCTCGTTGGCGAACGCTGTCGCCGTCATCGACCCCGAGAGCCGGGAGTACCGGTGTGCGGTCCCCTCTGCTGGCCAGTTCGACAACGACCTCATCCTGTGCTTCAACGGGGCCGGGTGGAACGAGATTCGACTGGGCTTCTATATCAGCGATATGTGCATCACCGACGACCCTCGGTACTACGTGCTGTTCGCAGGGTCGAGACCGGTCACGAAGCCGAAGTTCAGCTTGAGCGGAGCTCTGACCCTCGACGAGGGTGGCACGGTGACGCCGCTGGTTGCCGAGCAGAAGACGTACAACGAGTACGATGTCTACGTGATGGGGCACGAGGTCGAGGGGTTCGACGAGCCCGAGCGCACCTACGTCTACGAGTCCGCCTGGTTGCGGGCAGACGACACCGCCATCACCCCCATCAACGTGCCCGAGCTTTTCATCGGGATGGTGGACGAGGTCGATGAGTCCTTCGACGTGTACATCTACTTCAACGGCTCCTACGAGCCGGACGAAGACAGCCCCCGTGCATGCAAGTCGATCGGGGTCTTGGCGAAAGACCTCATCGGTGACTTGACGCTCAACGAGGGCAAGACCAAGATGCGGCGGCTGTTCTGGCGGCGAGTGCCGGTGGCGCTCGAGAACGTCAACACGTGGGCGTTCAAGATCGTGTCGAAGACCCCGCTCCACCTGTCCGCGTTCGCCTTCCACAGCATGATCGCGTCTGGCGGCGACAAGCTGGCGCGCATCCCATTCGGGGAAGACTGATGCCCGGCGACTACCTCTTCCCGAAGCGACGGTTCAAGCACGGCGAGCCCCTCGACCCAGAGGAACTCAACGAGGCGTTGCAGCCCCCCGGAGAGCGGCTCAACGGCTTCTTGGGCCCGCACAACCTCCGCGCACCCCTCGACTCGAGTGTGGCGGCGAAGGCCGACACGTTCTTTCGGACGCGGCAGGTGTTCGTGGACCTGGACCCTGGCCTGTCTCATCCGAACAGCAGCCCCACCTCGACCGTCACTGATGGGTTCACGGTGGAGCAGGACACCTCGTGGCAGATGATCGAGGCCGACACCGACGGTCGGGACATGGCGATCGACATCGACACGGGAGCGGCAACACTGTCGCTGACAGCCTTCGCTTCCTACTGCTTCCACGGCTACGACGGAGGGGATCGAGAAACGTGGGAGACCACGTCGTTGTTGACCATCGACAGTAACTACGAGGACTTCTACAACGACAACGGTCCTGAGGTCTACATCAAGCTGTACCTCGACAGCCCAACGACGGCGGACTTCCACTACTTCAAGATCAGGCTTCCTCGTCCGGGTCCACAAGAGACGGTCTTGACGAAGATCGCAAAGCGGGTGGCCTCCGCCGGGGAAGCGACGGTTGCGGACCAAGCGGACTTTGCCGATCCTTCGTGGGCGGCGGTGGGTTTCACCGCGCGGGCCGAGGGGACGAAGGTCGTCTTCACTCGAGTAGCCTCGGGTTCCTCAGGCGGCGGTCTCTTCTACATGCGCTACGTGAACGCGTTGAGCAACGCCGCGTTCGTCCAAGGGACTGTGTCGACAGCGGCGGCGGGGACCGTGCAGAACTTGTCGGACCTCTCCTCGGTGTCGTTCTCCGGGGGGACCTACGCCTCTTTGGTCTACTTCGTGGGGCAGATCCAGTTCGCTCTGCGAGTGGACGGGGTTGTGCTCGCGGAGACCATCACGGGGAGGTACGACAACGAACAGGGGTCGTTCCACGCCAACCGGCTGGTGAACCCTCGTGCGAACTTGGTGGGGTTGATGGTAGCTCGCGCCAGAGAGCGCCCGGACGCACTGGGCATCCCGATGTACACGGTGCGGCTGACGTATGACGTGTCGGTTCGCCCCGGAGCTCACCGGGTGGAGCTCGTGGCGCGGCGTGCGCCTATGGGCGGGGACCGCGCATTCCAGCTGCTCTCCCCTCCTGTGGGGGACCGGCCGACCGACTCGGTCATGCCTGCAGACAACCGCGTCACGGTGTACTCGCGGCAGCTGAAGGTCTTGGAGATCCCCGAAGACTCCATCGACACGACGGTGTTCGAGGGCACGGTCTCGGTCCCGAGCTTCGCCCCAGAAGACGTGGTCAGCCATGAGTCACTGGATGATGAACGCCTACGGGTCACCATCAACGGCATGAACGACGTGAGGAGCCATCAGGTTGCTCGCGGCGCCATCAACGGCGCGCACTTGGCGGACTACTCGTCGGTGTTGGCGGTAGGAGCGAACTCGTTCTTCACGGGGGGAGTGGCGCTGGACGCAGCCGTGTACCCCTACTCCTACTTGACCGCCGGGGTGCAGCTCTTCGGCCAGTACTACCTCCTCTACCGGAGGACGAGCAACTGGGCGGAAGTGGTCTCTGCGGACCTGAGTGAAGCCCTCGTGGCGGGGAAGCCGGCCAACGGGGGGAACCCTTGCACGCTCTCTGTGGAAGGCAACGTGTTCCTCAACAAGGTCCGCACGAACAGTGCGGCCACCAGCCAGACGTCCACGGACGCGGAGGTCATGCACCTGGCGGCGGCGGTCTTCTGTGTCGGAGTGCGGTCGGAAGGCACGTGGTACCTCTGGATGCCCAGCTTGGCGTGGGTCAACAGCAACCTGTACTGGGCGTCCGAGAACGCATCCACGACAGCGCTGGACATCATCGCGCACCTGTCGAACGCGGACGCAGCTAACAGCGGCTTCGACTACTTCGACGTGCCTGTGACAGCGGAGTTCGTCTTCAACTACGACAACTTGGGGCTGCTGCGGGAGATCGACAAGGTCGGCATCTTCGGCTCCTCGTGTGCGATGAAGAGCACCGTGCCCAACGCGTTCGCCAACGTGAAGCTCGCCTCTGTCAATGCCGTCGCGATGAAGTCGTAGGAGCGCCCATGCCTGTTGTCCTTCCCACGTCGACCTTCCAAAACGGTCAACTGCTCGACCCAAGCTCGTTGAACAAGGCGCAGTACGACACGGAGTTCCCCGCGACGTTGGGGGAGAACGGTATCTACTCTGCGGGCAACGGCGGCATCGACCAGTCCTTTCTGTCGCCGGACTTCTCCCTGCGACAAGAACACCTGCAACCGGGTCAGGTGGCCAAGTCTCGAGCGGCGGGGGCGTGGTCCTCGTTGGACAACATGAGCGACGTGACAGGGCGGTCGACCGCGACCAGCCCCCGCCGAACGGTGGCTGGGCAGGCACTCCCTGGGTGCGGAGTTCGGGTCCACGTCCCCTTCAACGCAACAGCGATTCGGTGGAACGTCTCGTTCTTCTGGCACGTGCTCCGGTGGTGGGGGCTCGACGCCTTGCCGGATCCAGACACTGACCAAGCGCAGGACATCACCACGATGGTGTTCGTCGATGGGATCAACCAGAAGGCGCTGCGGCGCGAGTACCCGTTGACGTGGTTCAAGCGGAAAGTCACCACTGCGGCTGACCAGAAGAACCCGTACTCCATAGAGGCCGAGCAGTGCGCGCACTGGAACCTGAGCCACCTCCAGACAGTGGCGACGACCGACGACTCCTCGGCGAAGCTCTCTCCCGGTTGGCATGAGGTCTACATGGGCTTCTATGTCAAGCCGATCGGGGAGACCTACGTGCAGACGAACGTCCCGAAGTACAACGACGCGGGCAAGGACGTGGACATGACCCTTTCGGTCCACCAGCGCCTGTCCATCGGCTGTAGGTCGGCTCGGGTCGTGGCTTTCCGATGAACATGCTACTCTCGCAGAGGAGGTCGATGTGATTGGTCTTGGAATCATGGCAGGCGCAGCGCTTCTCGGCGCGGCTGGCCAAGGGCTGTCCGCGAGCCGCGCCAAGCGGGCCACCGAAGCGCAGGCGAACGCCGCCAAGGAGTCCTTGGGTGAGTACGCCGAGGCGCTGAAGCAGAAGGCCTCCAAGGAGCGGGGGGGCATCTCTCTCGCACAGCGCAACCAGATGGCGACCTCGGGCGCCCTCCAGCGAGGGTCGGAGGTCCAAGCCGCGCGCGATGAGAACAAGCGAGGCAACAAGGCCCAGGACATCGAGCTCGAGAAGGAGCTCGCGAACGTCTCGCAGCAGGGCGCGGCGCAGCAGATGCAGGGCATCGACGCGCTCAGCCAACAGCAGGCGCAGATGTCGAAGGCCCGGCGAGACCAGCTCGAGATGGCGGCTCTCCAGACGGAGCAGCAGGCGCAGGCGATCGACCCGGAGGCGATGGGCCTGCAGGCGGCAGCGGGGGCGCCGGCCGCCATCACAGGCGCCATCGCGCAGCCGGCCATGGCTGTCGGGCAGACGGTGGCTACGCCGTCGCTGGAAGCGTGGGGCACGGCGGCGGGGCTGGGGTCGTTCTCGGGGACTCCCCGCTACAACCAGTTGACGCCTGACCAACAGTTGAAGATGGATGATGTCATCATGAACGCCTACACACCCGCTCCAGTGCAAGCATGACCACCACAGTCGACTTCATCTCGCAATACGCAGCCTCCTTGGCGGACGTTGCAACCCCAGACAACGCGAAAGCGGTGCAGGGTGAGCTTCGAAACCTGCAGAAGCGGCTGGAACGGTTGAGCGAGGACGAGCGGAAGATCGCGGAACTCGCATTCAAGGAGGCTCGGGATCAGGCGAAGGAGAGGACGAAGAACATGAGTCAGCTCAGGAAGGAGCTGAGGAAGGCGTACTTCGACATCGTCAAGAAGCTGGAGGAGCGTAGAGACCCGGAGACGGCGAAGAAGGCGGTGGAGAAGGTCGAGAAGCGTGTGACGGCGGAGCGGAAGGCGCTGACGGCGCTCCGCGACAAGTACGGTACCGGAGCCAACAAGCAGCGCCTCGCCGAGATTCGGGCGAAACCTGATCTCTTCTCTACCTACTTGCCGAACATGGGCGACGCCACGGCAGGATCCGTCAGTAGCGCCGCCGGGTCGCAGCTGTCCGCTACCTCACTGGTGACGCCGGACATCGTAGCTGCAGCTGCTGGATACGAAGATCTCGACGAGTTCTTGACGAAGCACAGCACCATCAGGGGCCCCCAGGTCGCCTCGGCGGCGCTTCTCAACGACCACGCCGCGCTTGCCGAAGAAGTCGACGATGACGTTGCGGGCGTCGTGAACGGTCTGATGCGGGAGATCAGCGGCGGACACCAGCTATCGCCCGTACAGGAGAGCTACCTTCGCGACATCTTGACGCAGGCAACCCGTGCGCGCTTCGTCACCGACGTGATGGTGGAAGACCAAGAAGCGAAGTTGTTGGACAGCGAGGATCTTTTAGCGCTCTCGAGGAAACACCCCGACCTCGCAACCATGTCGGTACACGAAGCTGCCACTGAGTACTTGACCGGACTCGTGGAGGGGTTTCGCAGCAACGGGATCATCACCCCGGAGGAGTACCTGGAGTTGAAGGCTGTTGCTGACAACCCGGAAGGGACGTTGGCTGTGGTTGAAAGTGCGGGAGACGGTGATGTTGCTACCCAACTCCGAAACGCGGAGGCAGAGCGGTCTCGTATTCTCGCCGAAGGAGGTACCCCGGAAGAAGCGAATCAGGCGCTTCAGACCGCGATGATCTCCGCTATCTCGCAGATCTCAAGCAACGCGCGTGGAGGTCGCGAGCCTGTGTCCCCGGTGACGCAGGTGGTCTTGGCCAACTACCAGGCCTCTCTCGAGGCAGGAAACGACCCTGCCTTCCGGCGCTGGCGCATGTTCAACGGCAAGTCGACAGACACCCCTGTCTCGTTCAACGAGTACCGACGCTACCAGAGGAATGTCCGCAAGACGGGCCGAGCTCGTTACCGCGCCCCCTCGACGGGCGACTACCGCCTCATCACCCACTACGACCGGTCTATGGGCGAGGACACCGCTGTGGGTCGGGTGTACTTCCAGAAGACGGACGGGACCTACGTTGATCCGCGTGAAGCCGGGCAGCTCGGAGATGCCGAAGTGGGGAAGGCGAAGGTGGTCGAGTTCGATCTCACGAAGCCGGCCATGCTGGAGGCGGTCGGAGCGGCGGTTGTCGACGATGACCCGCTTCGTGATGTCTTGACCCGGCTGCGGGACAACCCTGAGCTGGGCCGTGCGAGAGCGTTCTACGACAACGAAGGGCACACGTTGGTGGTGACCGGTGCAGATGGCAAAGTGCTCTACAACGAGAAGGTAGGCAACAAAGCTCTTCTCGACGGATACGCCCGTGACCCGCTGATGGCGGATGTCGCGGGGTCCGCCGAGGGCTACCAGAGCAACCGCCCGGACAACAAGCTGGAGAACCTGGACGGCGCGGTGGAGGGTGAGGTGTTTCGTGTGGGTCCGTACATCGCTCCCGGCATTCAGCTGACGAAGACTCCCCCCACGCGCGAGACGCGCATGGAGGTGACGGAGCTCTATGGGGCAGACCCCAGCAAGCTGTACGGTCTGCGGGCATCACCGGGCGAAGACAAGACCATCGACTCCATCGACATCGCAGACGTCATCAAGCAAGCTGCGATCGACGACGACGCCGGGTTCTTGGAGCTTGCGGGCGGTGATGAGCGGCTCGCGAAGCGGCTGCAACGTCGCTCCGGGCGACGTGGCGGGTACCGTCAGCGGCAGCGAGAGACCATGGCGAGGAAGGCGAGGGGTGGTTCCACCAAGCTCTTGCAGGGCGAACCGCTGCCGATGGGCGCGGCGCCCGTGGTCGAGGAGCCCGCCGTGGACGAGGCGCCTGCGGTCGAGGCCGAGGCGCCGAGCGAAGGGACGAGGCCTGTCGTCACCGAGAAGGTCGGAAAGACCCCCATCTCAGCGGCTCTTGGAGGGGTGCCCGCCTTGGGAAAGAGAGACTCGGACGGTGGGTGGAACACGACAGAGGCCGAGGACCTGCCTCTCGCAGAGGTCTTGGGAGGAGGGAAAGAGTCCTTCGTCGCGAAACCCCAGCCGTCTGGAACTGCCGCGCGGAACTCCGACCTGGCGGTGGCGCTCAGCACCTCCCCGCTACAGGAATCAAGGGAGGATCTGGTCAACAGAATGAGGGATGAGGAGGCGAGGGAGGTGAAGGACCTCGAACCCCCCCAAGACAGTGATGGCACGAGGTCAGACTACGCGGCGGCACTTTCTTTTGGTGAACTCGGCGGGGGGGCAGGGTCGACGATTGCGCGGAAGGAAGAGGAGAAACGGAAGAGGGAGGAGGAGGAGAGGGAGGCAAAGGACAAGGAGGGGGAGCAAGAGCCCAACTGAGTCGCCCGCTCCCTCGCATGTTACACTCCCGGTCAACCCCGGTGAGTGTCCATGCCGTACCTCGAAACCTTCGCCAAGCGCGCTGACGAGCCGTTCCTGCCTGCCGAGGCGAAGGCCCCGAAGGTGGAGACGGTTGCGCCTGTGCCGGTCGACGGGGGGGCTCCTACGCCCGTCATCGGGGAACCGACGAAGGCCACGAAGCCGGGGTCAACCCCGGTCGCGGACCTCGGGTTGCAGGCCCCCGCCCCCGTAGGGATGCGGCGGATGCGCGACGTCATGGAGAACTTGGACCACCGCAAGTTGGTGATCAGGGGGATCCAAGAGGGCGTGGCGGAGCCACAGAAGGCGATGACCCTGCTGGCGACGAAGGACCAACAGGGTGAGGACACGTTCGGTCTCGATGTGGACGACGCACTCCACTACATCAAGGACAGCAGCGCTGCTCCCGCCCCCGCGAAGGAGATCTTCGGGGCACCCGCGTTCGACACGAGCAAGATGACGGCGCCGGCAGGCGTCGACAAGGATGCGGCGCTGGCTCGAGGCGTGCAGTCCCGCACGATCAGAGATGCGGAGGATGTCGCCACGGACGTGGTCAGCACGGCGCTGAAGCAGGCGTACCGCGACAAGTACGGCAAGGACCAAGGGGCGGGCTTCTACGACGAGGACGTCCGGTCTGTCGCGCAGTTGATCACCCCCGAGGAAGGGCAGCCCCCGACGACGTTGAGGGATGCGGAGCGTGCCCTGTCGCTGCAGTACGGCGATGCGCTGGCGGGGGGCCACGGCGGTTCCAACGTCCTGCTGTTGGCCATTCGCGAAGGGGCGAAGCGCAGCGCGGACATGTCCAACGCGACGCTGACGCGCGATGTGGGCCATCTCTACACCAAGTTCAGTGTCGTAGAGAAGACCCCTCTCCGAGGAGTCTACGACTGGATCTTCGGAGACGGGGACGAGGTCGACCCAGACGCCGTGCTCGAGTCGGCCAACCCGCTGGAGCAGCTCTTCGAGCTTCCCCTCTACGAGGACGAC